GAGCTCAAACTTGATAACGTTGCAGATTTTGCTGCTGTGTTAACAAGGCATAATGAAATGCGAGCATTGAAAATACATCGAACGTTACGCCAATCCAATTGGGGTGAACGTAGTAGGCTGAATATACATTCAGTATAATTAAGTATAACAATAAGTATAAACATTTAGTTAGATATGCTTCAGGAAATAGCACAGAAGAACTGGAGTCTCTTGCATGAGACAAAGCAAACGTTCAACATGGAAAGAATTGTCACATAAGAAGTACCACTAGTTGTATATATGCTAGAACGTTTGTTCGCTATGAGTGATAGGGATGATGTACTTACACGCAACCAATTTTTCATCCGATGTGGCTTGACTACTGGCGCCGTCTCCACCATGACTGCAGTGATGATTGTCACGCACAAAATACACAAGGTTCGAGACATGTTATGAGTTGTAATCTGTGAAAATAATACAATCAAAATTAAACATTAATTACAGTAAGAAGCCATCTCCTCTCTTCCTCAGAAAAATATAGAATAGCTAACCTAAAACAAAGATCCAGGAAGAACTCGACTTTTTCAGCAACAACTTACGCCGATGGAGTGGACCGATCTTCACGCCAGCGTTCCGAAAGAGTTTCTGAAATCTAACCGAAAACCCAGTACACTTTAATACCCTGGGTACCCCCTCCTGATCATGCGGGAATCATATTGCACGCCAATGACAGGCGAAAATAAGTTTAGGCAAAAAATGGTCTAGACAAAACTGACCCAAAAAAGTGCAGTAATAATTCTTGGAATCGATGACATCAACGACATATGTGGTAGAGAATATTTTATTGTTACTGACAGCTTATTCAATTGTTTAATTTTTTTTACCATTGAAGGATACGTATGTAACGCTTGAAACTGCAACGGTAACGCATTTTTTTTTCTTCGTTTCAACCGATGACTGTTGTCAAGCGGTATAGTTGACAAGGCAAAGTTGGCGTTGTCGTATCATACTACAGTATTCAATGAAAGACAGTTTTGACAGCAGACAGGTATATACTATATCTGAATGAATGAATCTGAAAAAGAAATAGCTGTGACGATGTCACCTGAATAGATTCTTCGGTGAGCCGACTGCGATACAAATCAACAGTGGTAAATATGATACGACCATGCGCAGTGTCGTTCTCTTCGGCTGAAGAACGTTGTCGGTTCGAGTCAGCGCAACATATCGCAGATCATGTGACGGATATACCCTGCGCTTGATTTCAAATTCTGACGCTTGAAGCCCATGGTGGTGAAATCGGCACGTCCAAATTTTTTGACGACGTCCTGATCTTCTTATGCCATGCGTTCAACTTGCATAGTTTTAATGATGATAAAAATTGTGCAATAACTGCGATAAAAGCTGTCCATGTGGGAACCATATGCAAAGAATGACGTGTAGACGGCAAAACTCCAGACTAGGCTAAAACCTAATGACGGTATAATCGTAGGATTTGATTACATCATCTATATATTTGATGCACAATTTTTAATTGTTACTGACAGCTTATTCATTGGATATGTGTATTTATCATTAAGGGGCATGTATGTTAAGCTTGAAGCGGGAACGTATGAATCATATACAAGGATATTTAACACTCGTCGTAGCTGTATTCCCTTATTCACGATTTCACAACGCAGTCACGTCCTTTCAGACAGGTATATGGAAAAGACCTCATGCATCTGAAAAAGAAATTGCAATGACGATGACATCGTATGTCGTGCGCACTGTCGTTCTCTTCGGATAAGGAACGTTATCGGTTCGAGTCAGCATAACAGATCGCACACCGTGTGCCGATATTTCCTACGCTTTTAAATATCGACGCTCAAAAGCACACAGTGACCGACGGGCCATCATTCTACAACGTTGCCGTGGGCACACGCTGTCCATGTGGGAACCATATGAAAAGATCGTGTTAGGCGGGATAACTCCAGACTAGACTATGACTTAATAATGGTACTATCTTAGAGTTCGATTACATCGTAAATATATCTGGAGAACAATTTAAAAAAATGACTAACTGCTTATTTATTGGGTCTATATCTTGATCATTCAGGAAGTATAATGCCCTTCATCGAATATACTTTTGTATTGGATCAGGTGAGCGAGCACAATGCCGCAATTTGACAAGTCATAAAGAGAGCGAGGTGGAGGAAGCAGAGAAAAAGAATGAAGTCAAGTGCAAGCTGCTCCGGTCTGTTTGCCAAGACAGAGCAGATTAGTTGCGTGCGTAAGACTCGGTATTCGCGCGTTATGAACGAATTTACAACCGTTGATCAGCACTATGACCTGGTAAATCCTATCATGATGGATGGGAAGAACTTGAACTCGTGCGATCCATGTTCAGCACCATAGGCCTCGAACCTCAGTGTGTAAGAATAGGCGGTCTTGAGCACATTTACACATGCGTGTCCATCTTATCATACAGATAAGAGTGCTCGGTCTTTAATGTTGTAATCGCGTGGCGCTGCTGTGTCTGCAGTTACTGATACTACTGCTATTGCTGCTTTTCTACCCTAGACATGGCTGTCGTATGGCTTCTCGAAAGTGCGGACAGTTGTGCCAAATATACCCCCCGCGTGAGTCTTGACACTTATGACACATCGTACCTGGCACTGACGTCATTGACCATTATCCATAATAGATATCAACGCCTAGATCGCCGAGCGGTCATGAGCGATCATTCGGGACTACGACGTGAGCATCAGTGGACGCTTAGAACGTAAGTGTTAAATATAAATATTGTTTTCCTTCTAAGATTTACCTTGAGACTTCTTTTGAATTTTTCTGAATTCTTTCGAGCATTTTCCGAGGAATAATGGATATTCATGATTGATATAGATTTTTCAACTTATATTTTAATTTACAGATGGCGAATAATAAAGCGGTCCAAACCATGTTACATTCTGTGGGTTTTTATCTTTGGTCTGGCTATTGTGAAGTGTGAGGAAGCTATCCAAGCTAGCCAGTGCATCCGAAATGAGACGAATGTAAGTACAACTTTTTTATCACTTATGTTAAAAAACTTTTTGAGCATACGACTGCTGTAGATCTTCAGCAAGCTGTCCAGCGTTTTTGCACATGTTGGACGTTTGACTTGTGACATGCAAAAGACCCGAGTTTTACAGTTCCATCACACAGAGTGGATCTTGACTGCCTCTTCATATTCTTCACGTTTAGCTTGTCTTGTGAACTACAACTAAATGAACATTATTTTGTATATTTTCAGTGTGCGCATTCTCCTTTCGTCTGTTGCCCTGACGCACTCAATCACGGAATTCCACTCAGTGAAACCGTCTGTTGGCGATTCGGCTCAGGGGTCTGTACACCGATCACTCAGATTCCCAATTATGAAAGATATACAGTGTTGATTCAAGATGTGGACAGCCGGAATTTTGAGGAGCGATTTCGTCTATATTGGAAGGAAGTTGGGCAGAACAAATCAGATGAATGGTTAGAAGAGAGACTGCAAGCACTTCGGCAACTTGAAGCAGAAGTGGACTCGAACTCGTCGTCGAGCCCGGGCTTGTCGGACAGTACCATTTTATTTATTTGTTTCGGGGTTTTTGTTTTCATAATAATTTTTTTTCGTGTTATCGTGCTTTGGTGTTGTAAAATATAATAAAACCTGTGTTATCCCGCCGTGCGGAAGATTTGGTACTATCTTGTCGTCCGTAAAAGTCCCGCTGCACGTTTTTTTCCGGGAGGCTTGACATTGATAAAGAATGTCACACTTTTGTATCAGAGGACGGGCTGTAATTTTTGTTTGATTTTAATGTCAAGCGTGTCTGAGAAAAACGTGTATCTGTTCAGTTCTCGCGTCAAGATTATCCAGGATTTCGTATTTTTTGAAAACATTTTCCTTATTTCCAATGTTCTAGAAGACGGGCGCGTGAATAGCTCCGGATGTACGTATAAGGAATACACAAGTACAAATACAATTGTGTCATATGTGCGCGCGCAGCCGTAGGCCATATTAGAATTTTATTGACCAGACGTGACTTAGCTCCGGCATTGTGAGTCAAACTACGGACAATACAATTACTCGTAACTAATTTTTTGGGTAGGGACTAGGTACTAAACCATTTCGTACGATAACATATGTCTAAACTAATATTTTGTGATTACTTTTTTAATAGATATAAATAAATAAAAAATGAAAATTGAAATATGGTATCCGTTGTTTTTATACACATAAACGCCAAAGCTGAAGGCGCAAGACCAACAAAATATCCTTCTCTTCAGACCTCCAAACAATGTATCGAACATAGGAATACCGAGCAGACCTCCACCCGATGTTCCCTGAGAAAACACAAATCTCCGGCTCGTGTTGAGAAACATACATGCACCTATCGTACGCTCAATGTACGGTGGCACCAGCAGACCCCGAGCATAATAGTGTTGCATAGCCTTTCTTAAACACAGTTACTCATATATTACATCCCGTCATGCAGACGGAGGTATTCGTTCTTGAATGTATAATGGCGTTGATTGCTGCAGACTGCAAAACGGAAAACTCTGGAGGTGATTTCCGCTCTAGCCTAGACCGTTGGGTTGCTTTACGAGTCTACAGCTACATGTCGCAAGGGCTTCACGCAGCACCAGTGACATATTGTTTTCGTTGTAATATCGCATAACGTGTGTTACGACTGATGTCGAAACTTTCGTTGCGATGCATGTTTCATTACTCTTACAGTTTATGACTGAACGCCGTAGTAGATCGCACTACGTACTGATGGTACTGAGTTTCACTTTTCTTTTTGTTGGGCGTATGCGCAACTCTTTTCTGCATCATGTGTATGCTTTTTCGTTGTTTCCAAGAGCATACTTACGTTCATAAACCTATCGTGTCATCATTGAAATCATGCTGTGGACATTTATTTCTCCACAATTATTTAAAGTTGTTTAGTAAAATTAATTGTTCTCGCAATAAAATTGTGAGAGGATCGATCGGTATTGAAAGCCTGAAAAACTCCACCCTGTGGCACGCGATTCTCCAATAATTTAGAACACGTCATCGACCATTGTCGATTGTTTATTTCAACCCTTAGGTCACCGCATGAATATTAATTATTATTTGAAACAACGACGTGAGCATCGGTGGACGCTTCCAACGTAATTGATTGTTTATTTCACTATGTACATTCTGTGGATTTTAATATTTGGTGCGGTTATTGTGAAGTCTGAGAGAGCAATCCGGTGCATCGTAAATGAGACGAATGTAAGTACAATTTTGTTGTCACTCACATTAAAAATCTGAGCATACGACTGATGGAGATCTTTAGCAAGGTGTCTGTCGTTTTCGCACATGCTGGACGTTCGTCTTCTCATATTCGGAAGACAGAAGTTTTTCAGTGCTATGCCACTGAGTAGATCTCAACTGCCTTCTTGCATCCTTCACGTTCAGCTTGTCTTGTGAACTAAAACTGAATTAACATTGTTTTGTACATTTTCAGTGCGTGCATACTACCCTGCCCTGTTGCTCTCGTTACGAAGACGGTGAAATTTCTCCCCGTAAATTCGTTTGTTGGCGATTTGGCACAGGGATCTGTACACCGATCGATGAGATTCCCAATTTTGAAAGGTATATACAGTTGATTCAAGATGTGAACAGCGCCAATTTTGCTGAGCGGTATCGTGTATATTGGAAGGATGTTGGGCAGAACAAATCATTTGAATGGTTAGAGGAGAGGCTGCAAGCACTTCAACAACATGAGGCGGAAGTGTCACCAAACTCGGAGTGGTTAATTGGTTTTTATGTCTTCGTGTATTGTTATATTTTTCTTTCCGTAGCAATTTATACTACGCTAAAACGCACAAAACTGTGGTTTAACACCATTACATTCCAAGGTTACCTGATGTTTTTTATTATTATTAATGCATACCTTCATTTTCTCGTCAAAAACTTAAAGTGAGCCGTGAGTCTTGTGGTCGGTAAAAAACCTCTTGCACATTTTTTCCTGGGAGGCTTGATATTAATAAATAATGTTACACGTTCGGCCAGAGAATGGGGTAGAGCTTTTTTTTGTTGTCGCATCAAGATTATCAAGGCTTCCGCATTTTTTCAAAACATTTGCCTTTTCTTCTTTTCAATTTTCCGAGTTGATAGTAGTTGCTAAACCATTCGGTATGATAAACACTACTGTAATATTTTATGAATACATTCTGAAAATAAACATCATAACATAATATCCGTTGTTTTTATTGACATAATTATAGCCAAAGGCGTACGACCCAATATTCTTGAGCACATTCACACATGTATGTCCATCTTACTTTACAGATAAGAGTGCTCGGTCTTCAATGTTGAGCTATTCTGATTTCTGTCAAGGCGTCACGTTTAAAATCAGCTGTATTCACCGGCACGGTTCATAACGTGGAAGAAGTCTGCTCAAAGGCCTCAGTTAGCGCATTCTCGTATAATTGATTCAGCGCGCGGACTTATAGGTTCCATAGTCGACAATCTGCATCAAAACTATCGCAATAGCACATGAATCATGTTTGTACATTGTTAGATGGAGCGGTCGTTGTTGCAATATTTTCACTGCCCACCAAGCATGTGGTCATATGAACATAGCTATCAAGCTTGTACTGCACGAGTACACGTATAGAGTAAACGCAAGCGATGGCGCCGTGCAATCCCGTGGAACGGCAGCTCTGCGTGATAAACTAGTGGAAGCTTCACATCGTACAGGTAGTGGTTTGTGGACATTGTTCGACCCGACCAGCACCCGCACGATAACCTCTTGTGGTGTCGTTTAAAATAAAAGTACACGTCACTTGGTACCATCTTTTCGACCTGCCATATCATCCTCCACCAATGGCGCAGTCGAGCTTATAATACATTGCAGAGCGTGGAACTTCGAATGCACATCCTTCCATCAACAACTCGAACAGCTAATTGAGAGGTCAGCGTCACTTTGAGACAGACAGATCTTGGTGGCGACAAAGATGACCACGGTTATGGTGTTGATGGTGACAGTTTTGAGAGACTTATTACTGCAGATGATGCTATTTCGTGCTGTAAGCGGCATGTGTTGTCGTCATTAAAAACGAATAATACGAATTGCTCTATCCACTGTCAATGGTTTCGTTTAAATTCACATCTTCCAATGCAAGATGAAAACGTCCGTCTGTATGATTGGTTGTGCAGAGTTTAAAGATTGATCTTGGCATTACTCATGGAATTCTTGCTCTCGTCTACGTTTACAAGCGAAACAATTTGCCGCTACAGTAGCAATATCTGTGCGACAACTCCTTTCTCACCCTTATAGTTTGTAAGTATAAAATTGTGAAGCGAAGAGCCAAGGGGAATAATATTTGTGCGAATATGTCGCTATATTACTGTCATCCTTTTTCTACCCTAGACATGGCTGTCCTATGGCTTCTCGGAAGAGCGGACAGCTGTGCCCAATTTACGCCCCCATGTGAGTCTAGACACTTATCACGTCGTTATCTGGCACTGACGTCATGACCATTATCCAGAATAGACACCAACGTGTAGATTGCCGAGCGGATATGAACAATCAGTTGGCACGACGACATAAGCATCGGTGGACGCTTCCAACGTGAGTGTTAAATATAAATATTGTTTTCCTTCTAATATTTACCTTGAGACTTCTTTTGAATTTTTCTGAATTCTTTCGAGCATTTTCCGAGGAATAATGGATATTCATGATTGATATAGATTTTTCAACTTATATTTTAATTTACAGATGGCGAATAATAAAGCGGTCCAAACCATGTACATTCTGTGGGTTTTTATCTTTGGTCTGGCTATTGTGAAGTGTGAGGAAGCCATCCAAGCTATCCGGTGCATCCGAAATGAGACGAATGTAAGTACAACTTTGTTATCACTCATGTTAAAAAACTTTTTGAGCATTCGACTGCTGTAGATCTTCAGCATGCTGTCCATCGTTTTTGCACATGTTGGACGTTTGACTTGTGAAATGCAAAAGACCCAAGTTTTACAGTTCCATCACACAGAGTGGATCTTGACTGCCCTTCATATCTTCGAGTTTAGCCTGTCCTGTGAACTACAACTAAATCAACATTATTTTGCATTTTTTCANGGGGCCATTCCCCTTTCGGTTTNTGCCCTGANGNACCGANCTTGGAATCCCACCCNGGGAAACCGTNTGTTGCGATCGGCTCAGGGGTTTGTACACCGATCACTCAGATTCCCAATTTCGAAAGATATACAGTGTTGATTCAAGATGTGGACTGCGCGAATTTTGAGGAGCGGTTTCGTCTATATTGGAAGGAAGTTGGGCAGAACAAATCAGATGAATGGTTAGAAGAGAGACTACAAGCGCTTCGGCAACTTGAAGCAGAAGTGGACTCGAACTCGTTGTCGAGCCCGTGCCCTTCGATAAGTTTGTATGTATACATTTATTTCGGGGCTATTCTTTTCGCATTAATTGTTCTTCTTGTTATCCTACTAATAAAACCCGGGGTGTTATCCCGAAGTGCGGAAGATTTGGTACTATCTTGTCGTCCGTAAAAACCTGTAATTTGTGTTTGATTTTAATGTCAAGCGTGTCTGAGAAAAACGTGTATCTGTTTAGTTCTCGCGTCAAGATTATCTAGAATTTCGGATTTTTTGAAAACATTTGTCTTTTCTTATTTTCAATGTTCTAGAAGACGGGCGTGAATAGCTCCGGATGTACGTAAAAGGCATACCCAGGTGAAAATACAGGTGTGAATCATGTGCGCGCAGCTCTAGGCCATGTTAGAATTCTATTGACAAGACGTCACTTAGCTCCGGCATTGTAGGTCGAACTTAGGACAATACAATTACTCTAATTAATTTTTTGGGTAGGGACTACGTACTATACCATTTCGTGCGACAACTTATGTCTAAACTAATATTTTGTGATTACTTTCTTAATAGATAAATAAAAAATAAAAATTGAAACATGATATCTGTTGTTTTTATTGACATAAACGCCAAAGCTGAAGGCGCAAAACCCACTAAATATCCTTCTCTTCAAACCTCCAAACAATGTATCGAACATAAGAATACCGAGCAGACCTCCACCCGATGTTCCCTGAGAAAACACAAATCTCCGGCTTGTGTTGAGGAACATACACCTATCGTACGCTCAATGTACGGCGGCATATTGCTACGGCGGCACCAGCAGACCCCGAGCATAATAGTGTTACATAACCTTTCTTAAACACAGTCACCCATATATTACATCCCATCATGCAGACGGGGGTATTCGTTCTTGAATGTATAGTGGCGTTGATTGCTGCAGACTGCAAAACGGAGAACTCTGAAGGTGATTTCCGCTCTAGCCTAGACCGTTGGGTTGCTTTACGAGTCTACAGCTACATGTCGCAAGGGCTTCACGCAGCACCAGTGACATATTGTTTTCGTTGTAATATCGCATAACGTGTGTGATGGCTGATGTAGAAACTTTCGTTGCGATGCATGTTTCATTACTCTTACAGTTTATGACTGAACGCCGTAGTAGATTGCACTACGTACTGATGGTACTGAGTTTTACTTTTCTATTTGTTGGGCGTATGCGCAACTCTTTTCTGCATCGTGTGTATGCTTTTTCGTTATTTCCAAGTGCAAATATTTTCATCTGCGGATTTTCTTTTTCTTTGTCTTTTTGCAATTTCAGTTTCAGCACCTTCTATATGATCCGTTTTCTGTTCAAACCTACATCAATAAACCTATCGTGTCATCATTGAAATCATGCTGTGGACATTTATTTCTCCACAATAATTTAAAGTTGTTTAGTAAAATTAATTGTTCTCGCAATAAAATTGTGAGAGGATCGATCGGTATTGAAAGCCGGAAAAACTCCACCCTGTGGCACGCGATTCTCGAATAATTTAGATCACGTCATCGGCCATTGTCGATTGATTATTTCAACCCTTAGGTCACCGCATGAATATTAATTATTATTTGAAACAACGACGTGAGCATCGGTGGACGCTTCCAACGTAATTGATTGTTTATTTCACTATGTACATTCTGTGGATTTTAATCTTTGGTGCGGTTATTGTGAAGTCTGAGAGAGCAATCCGGTGCATCGGAAATGAGACGAATGTAAGTACAATTTTGTTGTCACTCACATTAAAAATCTGAGCATACGACTGATGGAGATCTTTAGCAAGGTGTCTGTCGTTTTCGCACATGCTGGACGTTCGTCTTCTCATATTCGGAAGACAGAAGTTTTTCAGTGCTATGCCACTGAGTAGATCTCAACTGCCTTCTTGCATCCTTCACGTTCAGCTTGTCTTGTGAACTAAAACTGAATTAACATTGTTTTGTACATTTTCAGTGCGTGCATACTACCCTGCCCTGTTGCTCTCGTTACGAAGACGGTGAAATTTCTCCCCGTAAATTCGTTTGTTGGCGATTTGGCACAGGGATCTGTACACCGATCGATGAGATTCCCAATTTTGAAAGGTATATACAGTTGATTCAAGATGTGAACAGCGCCAATTTTGATGAGCGGTATCGTGTATATTGGAAGGATGCCGGGCAGAACAAATCATTTGAATGGTTAGAGGAGAGGCTGCAAGCGCTTCGACAACTTGAAGCAGAAGTGGACTCGAACTCGTTGTCGTGCCCGTGCTCGTGGATAAGTTTATATTTATGCATTTATTTCGCGGTTATTCTTGTCGCATTAATTGTTTTTCTTTATCATAATTAATGCACCTGATTTTGTTTATTATTATATTAATGCATACCTTCATTTCCTCGTCAAAAACTTAAAGTGAGCCGTGAGTCTTGTGGTCAGTAAAAAACCTCTTGCACATTTTTTTCAGGGAGGCTTGATATTAATAAAGTTCGGCCAGAGAACGGGGTAGAGCTTTTTTTTGTTGTCGCATCAAGATTATCAAGGCTTCCGCATTTTTTGAAAACATTTGTCTTCTTTTCAATTTTCCGAGTTGATAGTAGTTGCTGAACCATTCGGTATAATAAACACTACTGTAATATTTTATGAATACATTCTGAAAATACACATCATAACATGATATCTGTTGTTTTTATTGATATAATTATAGTCGAAGGCGTATAACCCACACAATATTCTTCTCTTCAAACCTCTCAACAATGTATTGAACATAGGAATACCGAGCAGACCCACGCCCGGAGTTCTCTGAGAAAACACCCATCGTACAATCAATGTCCGATGGCACCAGCAGACCCCAGACGTAATAGCCTTACAATAGCCTTTTTTAAGAACTTTTTGTGATTTCCAGTTTCACCACCTTTTATACTCCTTCTTCTGTTCATACTTACATCAATAAGTCTATGGTGTAATCATTGAAATCATGTTGTAGACATTTATGTCTCCACAATTTAAACTTGTTTAGCGAAGTTCATTTATCTCGCAATGAAATTTGGGACAAACATCGCGGTATCGAAAAGAGGAAATACCCTACTCTGTGGCACGCTGTTGTTGAATGATCAGAACCAGTGAGTGACCGTTATCGGTGTTTATTCCAACTCCGAGGTCACTGAGTGAATGTATAAATGTTCATTCGGAACTACGACGTGAGCATCAGTGGACGCGTTGAATNAGTGTTGAATATTTTATTGAACGTAAGTGTTGAATAAATATATGTTTTCCTCCTAAAATTAGCTTTGGATAATCTCGAGCATCTTGCTGAGCAATAATAGATATTCATGATTCATATAGATTTTTCAAATTCATTTTAATTCACAGATGGCGAATAATAAAGCGGTCCAAACCTTGTACAATCCGTGGGTTTTAATCTTTGGTCCGGCTATTGTGAAGTGTGAGGAACCAATCCGGTGCATCAAAAATGAGACGAATGTAAGTNACAACTTTATTATAACTTATGTTAAAAAACTGTTTGAGTATACGACTGATGGAGATGTTCAGTAAGCTGTCCGTCGTTTTTGCACATGTTCGACGTTTGACTTGTGAAATGCAAAAGACCCAAGTTTTACAGTTCCATCACACAGAGTGGATCTTGACTGCCCCTTCAWATTCTTCGAGTTTAGCCTGTCTTGTGAACTACAACTAAATCAACATTATTTTGAATATTTTCAGTGTGCGCATTCTCCTTTCGTCTGTTGCCCTGACGCACTCAATCACGGAATTCCACCCAGTGAAACCGTCTGTTGGCGATTCGGCTCAGGGGTCTGTACACCGATCACTCAGATTCCCAATTATGAAAGGATATACAGTGTTGATTCAAGATGTGGACAGCGGGAATTTTGAGGAGCGGTATCGTCTATATTGGAAGGAAGTTGGGCAGAACAAATCAGATGAATGGTTAGAAGAGAGACTGCAAGCACTTCGGCAACTTGAAGTAGAAGTGGATTCAAACTCGGAGTGGTCGATTGGTTTTTATGTCTTCATAAGTAGTTTTGTCATTCTTTGCGTAGCACTTTTCACTTATTCAATTACGCGCAATACTGTGATTTACCACCAGTACGTTCAAGGTTTGCCTGAATCTTCTTTTTATTATCTATGATTTTTTTTCATCTCCTCATTAGTAACTTAAAGCGAGCCTCGAGTTTTGTGGTCGGTAAAAAACCTGCTGCACATTTTTTTCAAGACGGCTTAATTCTGATAAAGAAAGTTATACTCTTATATCAGAGAATGGGGTGGAGCTTTTTTTAAATGAAATGTCATTATTTTTCGCGTCAAGATTATCTAGGATCTCGCATTTTTTTGAATCATTCATCTTTTCTTCTTTTCAATTTTTCGGGTTGAGTGTAGTTACTAAAACATTCGGCATGATGAACATCACTACTGTAATATTTTATGACTACTTTTAGAAATGACTTATGTAATAAGGAATTCATTTANTACTTGTTTTTTGACCGATGCTCTAATCTGGTGGCTAGCATTGTAGCCTCTTGAACAGAGCATCGCGATATGTCCGGTACAGTGGGNYATAAATCGGGATCTCGTTNGATAAGCATGTCTAATGTAATATTTAATGATCACTTTTCTAAAATACACATTCATAAACCTAATATCTGGTTGTTCTTATTGACTAAGCGCCAGGAGCTGAGAACGAATAACCCCAGACAATATCCTTCTTCTTCAATCCTTCCCAACAATGTATCGAACATGGAAATGTCGAGCACAACTCCCGCCCGATGTCCTGAGCAAACGCAAATCGTTGGCTTGGGAGGTAAAGCATACACACATCGTACGATGAACGTACGGTGACACCAGCAGACCCCGAGCGTAATATCGTTACGATAGCCTCTATTGAGCACAGTTACTTATGTATTACATCCCATCAGGCCGACGAGAGTATTCGTTCTTGCACGTTTAGTGGCGTTGATGGTTTCAGAGTGCAAAACTCTACCCTAGACCTTCCGATGACTGTACGAGCTTCTACAATAGTCTTTTTTTTGTAGGGACAACGAATCAGGAAATGTAAGGGGCTGTTCAAATATCGCAAATCGACGTGTAAGAGTCCTTTCTTCGTTTGATGGGCGACTTCACTAACGAGATTAAGAGAGAAGTAAATATTTGTTGGACACGTAACAAATAAATGATAAGTTACATTTATTGAAAATATATATTAAAAAAGGATACAAATATTACGTACAGAATTGTATGGCTTATGTCAACGTACGTTCATCGTTTGATAGATGTATGTTTTACCCCACAGACCGATAATTTCGGTTTTCTCGAATACCACCGGTTGCAGGAGAGCTCGATCTTTCTATAGTCAATACGTTTTCCGCAGGAGTAGAGTGAACAGATTGTCACGGTTATGTGCCTTCGGCTCAGGCAAGTAATTACACACGTGGGTTGGAATGTTTTGCTTTCCATCCTGGGTAGGTGATATGCCGTATTTTCTGCTAATGAAAACAACAAATTTCATTTAAATATTTTTATTTCAACTAATTTATAATAAAACGTTACATTAGAAGTATGCTTAATTCTAGATGTATTTGAATCGATCTGTCAGGCGTGTACACTAGACGTGAGTGCAAGAAAGGTTACAAATAAGCAGATGGCTTTTTTCTGCCACGCTTGATATTTCGAGAAAAAACAAGAGTTATACCCCATTCTCTGATGGGAAGGCAACAAGATGCAACTTTTGTTTCCCCGAATATGAAGCCTCTGCTAAAAAAACATCCAGCAGTATTTTCTGGCTGCCAGACTGATAGATAATTTCAAGTAATTCATGAGAAAGAATTGGACATAATAATCCGCAAAAAAACCAACCGACAGGGATGACTAGACGGTTGGTGTTTGGCTTGGAGATCAAAAATGTTAAGTAGCGTCAGCCCATGTCAATGAATACTGTTGTGCGTTGCGCGCTACCGTTGCGTGACCGTTGACACTGATGAAAACCTGGGTTTTCCACAGTTACCCTTCGTACGAACACAATACAGTAGTGGATTGAAAATAGTGGCTCTAGGCAGGACGCCGAGGAGTGTCGCAGAAACAGACACGGGCAAGTTAGAGATGAGAAAAGCTAAAGTAACATGGATAAGGTGTTCAAACACGGAGAAGTGTGCTGACGAACAATAAAAAGAATTATACATAAAAACATGAGATCACAAAATAATAGGAAAGCAACTACTTGATCAGAACTCACTGATAACCCCCACATTGAGTATGATTTCTCGTCATGTTGCCGAGGTGTTTGAATCCTTTCCTCCAACCGTACATCCGCTTCGTTCTCGCCAAGACTCTTCAAGTATAGACGGTGCAAATCAGCCAAATTGCTACGGCTCATGTGCTGAAATAACCGAATAAACTTTCGTCAATTGCGGATCTCGTGAAGTGGTGTACGGATACCAGCACGAGGCTGCCAATAGATGATTTCAT